TGGTGGCGTATAATTTGTACCACCTTGCTGCATTTTAACTACACCGCCTTGCGCCATATTATACTCGTTATCGTCTTGAATTTCAAGGTCATACATGTCAAAAGGTAAATCATCTGGCATTGTAGCTTCTTCGCTGTTGCCCATCTGCCCCATAGCTTCCATAGCTGCCAGCCCCATTTTAGCTTCTTGACGCATCATCATAAGTTTTTCAAGGCCGATATAACGCACTACGTCTGCAGGGAATACAAACTCACCCTCACTAAGTTGGGCAGGAATATCATCACGTACTTCTTCTTTGGTAGAGCCGGGTGGCACACTGTTACCAGATACAGGATCTACAGAGCCGCCCTCTTCTGCAAGACCGCCTTCGTTAAAAACTTTTGCAGCTTGTTTTATATCAAGAAAAGCATCAAAGAGAGCAGACATTTCTTCACCTGTTATAGCACCGGGACGCCCAGACCTATTTAGTGACTCATTATAGTCTTCTGCTATTTCATTAAAATCAAATATCGTAACATCCACTTTTTCAGGACTTACTAAAGCACCTCTGTCAAAGCCACGTTCTACTGGCTCAAACATTTCCATTTGTTTTGCTACTCCACCCTTTTTCATGGATATTACCCCGCCTCTGTTTTTCATAAATTCTGGTTCGCCTTCAGTTAAACCGCCGAAGATGCCTTTTGCTTGATCTGCTTCTAATAGCATGTAGCTGTCTTGTGATCCAGTAATATATTTATTACCTTCATAGTCATTTTTATAAACGTAAGAATCATAACCGTGTTTATTTGCTACACCTTTAATTGTGCTAAACCATTGCAGTCTATCTTCTCGTTTATTTATAGTATCTAAACCTATGCGTCTTGCACGTGATGCTTCTAATATTAAATCTTCCCATAAATCTGGATCAACACCTGCTTTCATTGCATCAGGTGACATTATGTATGTTTTTCCGTCTGCTTTTACTCTAGGTGCTTTGTTTAATAATACTGAGTCTTCAGGATCTCCTTTTAAAAATTTCATAATTTGTCTGTCAGAAGAATCTACAGATAAATTAGCTAACCAGTTACTTGGTGTTTTAAATGATCCTAAATCTGGTATACGAGCAGGTTTTAAGTTTGCTTTTAAAACCATAGGTAAAACACGCTCACCTTTGGTCATGTCTTCCATCATGGCTCTGCTGTAATTAGGATTGCCTGAAGAACCTCTTGCTGACGCTTGTTGCGCTGTACCTACATGAAAACCTATGTCATCTGTGCCTTTACCTACGACATCAGCAGTATCATAATCTTTTTTGGTTAAATGAAATACACGAGAGTCTGGGTCTTTTAAATTGTATTTAGGTAAAGGCGCACGTTTATCAGGAAATATGAAACGAGGGTCTAGTGGTCCTGCTTTTTCTTCTGCACCACGAAGATACCTAATATCTGCGTCTATTGTTTCTCTACCAGATTCTAATGCTTCTGCAAGACGATGATTACCCTCTACAATAAAAGGCTGTCCATCCTCTCTGACATGAATCATTATACTGCCTTTTGGATTGTACCCCTCTTTAGCTATACTTTCTTTTAAACCTTTTAATTTATTATAGGCTACTTCCCCATCAATAATAGTTTCACCTGTGCTTCTAAATTTTTCTTCTCCCATAGCACCGGGTAAATCTTTTAATTCTTCTGGTTTAAATTTTACTTTGTTAGCGTATCCTGTAACACCTTCTGAACTACCTAAATTTACTTGATATGTATCTACTTCACCTCTGTCTAATGCTCGTTTTTTAATTTCATCCGATGATCTTTGTTTTGTTTCAGCATACGTTTCCCCATAGATTTCATTGTAACCGGGATTGTCTACTGTTAATTTTGCATCCTTTCTTAACTTACGTGTAGCACTACGCAAAACCTTACCTGCAGCATCTCCAATAATAGGCACAATACCTAAAACACCTGCAGCCGCCTCAACAGCAGCACCTATGTAATCTCCTTCTTGTATAGCATCGCCAGTTCTTTTTGCTGCAATTATCTCTCCAAGAACAGGAGTTGATTCTGCACCAAACATGAGAACATTTTTTGCTGCTTCTATAGCTTGTTTTTTTGTAGTATCCTCTTTGGGCATCATCATGTCATCAGGCGACATGAGTTCGTCCATTTGTTGATTAGTCGTTGCCATTGATTGCATCTCTTAGTGTTTTGATATTACGTAACACCGCAATCGCTCCCTGCGCACGATGCATTAATACTGTGCTATCGCCTTGTTCTAATGTACGATGTTGTTGGTCTATCAACACATCTAAGTATTTATTGAAGTTGTCCCATTGGCGGCTGTTGCTGACCAACGGCTTGAGTTTGCTGAGTAGTTCCTTGTTGTTCGTCATTCCTTGCACTAAATCCTTGTTCACCCGGCACTGGTGCTTGTCCCGTGCCTATATTACCGCCACCTGCTCCTGTTGGGTCCATAGCGTCAGCACCTGCTGGTGGTGTCATACCACCTTGCTCTGGCTGTGCTGGCTGTTGAAAGCCCTTCATAATTTCTGCTTGCAATGCAGCTTCATCCATATTGTTGGTAACTTTGTCGGGATCTAAGTCCATAGACTTTGCAATCTCACGGATTACATACTGGAACTTAGCAAAGGGTGCGAGTGCAGGATTACTTGCTACCTGCAAGAATTGCATTAGTCTTTGACTACGCACTTCATTAGCCATCAGGCTTTCTGTACCACGTGCTTTGACTTCCAAGTCACCCTTTATTTCTGGGTCGAAGTCAAACTGCATGTTGAAACGGAAAAAGCCTTCGCCTAGAGGACGTAACAAATAATCATCTACGTTTTTAATAATAGTTTTAGTGCTGCCTTGTGCCGCACCCATTAGCATTGATATACCACTAGCTGTACGACCTACGCCCTGCACACCTGTCTGTCCATGTGCAAATGATGGAAAGCCTGTACTTTCATCTGCTAGCACACGTGCTTTGTCAAACAACATCATGTTTTCTTGTGACACATTAGGGAATTTTGTACCAAAGATAGCCTGACCCGGTGCGCCACCCTGTCTACGGAATACCTTTCCCGGATACAGTGATAGGTCTTGACCCGGCACCAAGTTTGTTTCATCTACCTCAACAATTAAGTTACCCGATAGCACAGCATTGTCAACAGCCATACGCATGAAACCGTTCATCAATGTTTGTGTATCGTCCATGTTTTCGGCAATGCCAACACCAAAAAATGAGTATGGGTTTAGTTCGTATGGTGCAGCAGAGTATGGAATCTTAGATGGCTTAAATGGGTTAAGAACCATACGAAGCACTTTGTTATTACATACCCATACATTTGCTTGTAACTCATCAAACTCCTGCAATTCTTTTGGAATATCTACACCCTGCTCTTCTAGCAGTTCTGTATCTACCATTCCCCAATATTCAAAAACTTCAAAACGATCAATGCCATGCTCTGGTGCATAATCTGCTAGGTCATCTTCCCAATATTTCTTAACGTAGTTTTCGCCCATAGCAATTACTTCATTAATAACTTCTCCACGAAAGTATGGACGCTTTTTTAAATTACGCAATTGTGTACGAGACATCTTATGACGCTCAACTACAAACTGTGCTTCATCCATATTGTTTGCATCTGGGTCTGGATAAAAGTTCCAAACAGATACATGGTTTACTTGTGGTATTGTTTTAAACAACGGATCATATTCACCATCGTCATTCCAGTTTGGATATTCTTTGTCTATGGCAAATGGACCTTTTATTACACCCGTGCCAAACAATGACATTTCAAATGCTGCATTACGTAAATGTTTGCCAGCACCTGACTCTTCTAACTGATCGTGTATTTTCTTTTGCATCTTCTTTGCAGCAATCATAGCTGGGCTAAATGCAATAGCCGTTGGTGTTTTGCCCGGACCCTCTTTTAGTTTATCTGCAACTGGTTCAAGTTTGTTTTCCAGCACCCCAAGTTTTTCTTGAAGGGTTTGCGCTGTTGCACCCGCCGGGAAGTCCATGCCATCTCCCGCAAAACCGTAGGGACTGGAAAGAGCAGTTTCACCACGCAATTGTTCTGGTTCTTTAGGGTCAAAATGTACATCTGCAACTACTCCTTCTGGTAACTCCGTGGGTTCTACAGATAAAGGAAAACGCTGGTTAGCAAATAGAACATCAACAATCTGCCCGTATGCTGCCAGCGTTTTGGTTTTTGTTACTTTAATAAAGACACGAGATTTTTCTGATTCAGTAAACTGTACATCTGGCCCATACAAGCCACGATAATTTCTATATGCTTTCAACCAACGCTGTTCATCGTCATACCGATAGTCATACGCACGTTGGTAACGATCCATAACAAACGGAATAATGTTAGTTACGTCTATATCAGATACGGATGTATCGTCACTATCTTCTAGTGCAATAGCATCATCTTCAATCATAATTTCGTCTTCAGCCATATTATTGTTCCTTAGTATCCAAAGGTTGCGTCAGCTACTTGCATACCGCCACCGGGTCTACCCATTGGGTCATAGTCAAATATACTAAATCTTGGTCTTGACATTATACCATACCTAAGAGCGTCATACAAGTGATCTTCACTTTTAGTATCCACATCTTCGGGGTTTTTCTTGTCCAAAGGTATGGAGGGCAATTGGGATATGACATTCGTGCAGCTATTAAAGAAAACAAGTCTAGGCTCTTCTGTAAATTCATCTATCTGTAGTCTACGGTGTATTTCGTTTTTACCAGCTACACGACTACCCCTACTTCTATCTGATGGTCGCCAACGACAGCCACGACTAATCATTTGCTCTGCAAGAGAAGGTCCAGTATCTCCACGCTTATGCCAAAGAGAACTATCTAAAACCCCATACTTAATATTACCGTCTTCTGCCTCTAAGTCTAAAATCATATCTGCCAAGTCTGTGGCAAGGACTTTAGAAACGTAGAGTTCTCTATATACCACAAGTTGCTCAGAAGGCGCAACGGCAAACCAAACAACACCACTATAGCTGCCGTAGCCATAGTCGCAAGCACGAAACTTAACCCAGTTACTAGGGATACGATAAGGCTCGACAACATGAACATGCCGATCAAACTCAGTGAACGCTGCACCTTCTTTGATGTCCCAATCCCCTTCAAGAAGCTGCCTACGCTGCTGCTCTGGGAGAGATAAGAGCATGGCTTCGTAATCACCTGCTTGCGCAAGGTATGGATTATCAGAAAGTCTTGCTGGTATAAATCGTCTTTTGAATAAAGGCTTTCCAGCCTTGCTATGTCCTGCTGGATACCGTAGGACTTCGGTTGTTTCAATATCGGTTGCATCGAAGGCTCTATCATATGGCGAAGGGTCAATGAACATTTTCTTAACCCAGTGATGACCTCTACCGCCGGGGTTGGTCGTAGCCCTCATAAAAATTGGCAAATCGGGCGCAGTGGACCGTAGACGTGACCGCATGTAATTCCATGCGTATGGCGATTGCCACTGCGTCAATTCGTCAAAGCCTATCCAGCTAAAAGCTAGACCCTGATAGCGCAGGACATCTTCATCTCTGTCGAGGTATGACATCCACAATCTCGCACCAGATGGCGCAGTCCACTGCATCTTTCTTTCTGACCACTTAATACCGGGCCAGATTTTTGGGTACAACTCCTGCGACTTAAATATAAGTTCTCGCAACTCCTCTGTGGTATGTCGCAGCAGAAGCCCACTAAACTGTGGATGCCCCATGTATCGTAAAGGGTCTGCAAGCATGGCATAGCTTTTGCCACCACCTGCGGAACCACCGTACAAAACTTCTCTTTCACTCGCAGCCAAGAACTCCGTCTGTGGTCCGGCGTTTGGCTTGAACAACACATTAGCATGTTCTTCTATGCTTTGTGTTTCATATGAAACTTTTTCAATCTTAGCTGCTGGCTCTGGAGCCTGTTCTTTGGTTACTGATTTCTTCCGCTTTGGCGATTGCCTTTTCCGCATACTCTGCCCACTTGCGGAGGCTTGCAGCTTGATTCTTACGTCTTCGCTCATTCGTTAATCTTTTCCTCAAACCTACATGCGAGATGTATCTGCCAGTCTGCGTACTCAACCAGTTTGCTACTTCACGATAGCTGTATTGATTTACGTGCGACCTAGCCTTCTCTAGCAAATCTAATTCAATTGGTATAGGTTGAAGAATGTCGGGGTCTTCATCATCCTGCTTGTATCCGAATGGTACTGTACGTGCAATACGTGGGATAGCTACCCATTCGTTTTCTTCTTTGATGTCTGTTGGCTGCGGTAGCTTCCACTTGCCTATGCTTCTACTCATCGTCCTCAACAGGTGCTTTAGGTGGCATAAGCATAACACCGCCACTTGCCTCTACCTGCATCTTCTCTGTCTTCACCAGACCTACACGGTCAAGCAGTTCTTTAGCTGCAGACATCTTATCACGAATACCCAACTCAGTCGGGTCATACAAAGCACCTGTCATCGCCATCGCAGCCTTCGGTGCGTTACGTGCCATGTACATTTGTGTTGCCTCAAGAATTTCTTCTTTGATGCCTTTTATAATTTCCGAAGTGCTAGAAGTGTCAGCATATCCCGCCATCTTTTTTGCTACTACCATATCGCCGCCTGCCTCTTCAAACAGGACGTTTAAAAATGCTTGTTGCTTTTCTGTAAGTTCTCTAGCCATTATTTTCTTTTTCTGTTATCTACTGTATTCACAACCATGCCGCCTTTGCGCATGTCATTAATACCAAATCTTTTTTTTAATTCTTTGAATGCATCAGCAATGCTTTGTCCTGTTTCTTCCGCAAACTTTTTAACATTGTCCATGTTGAAAAAACCAAGAATGTCTTCTTCATAGCCATCAAAAGTTCTTCCTCTACGGCTAATATTTTTGTATTTAGGTTTTTTACTACCCATCAAAACTCTCCATTATGCATGGCGTTAGCCAACTTGATAGCCCTGCCTTTTACTTGCTTTGCCCATCTGCTGTCAAGCATCTCTTTTGCTGCGGTCGGGTAGTCTTCACATTCTACAGCAGCCCACATCTTCTTAAATTTACACAGGCGGGGTACACCCATGTTAAATGCCATATCTATCAATATAAGCTGACGTACAGAGTCCAACCTGTCCACGCAAGGGTGCGCACGTAACAGTTCTTCCTCGACAATCTGTACGTCATTCGTTGCTAGATAGACCGCATCAGCTTCGGTTATTCCCCATTCATATACGTGGTCAATAGATGGGTAGTCCATCCAGTCAAGTTCTTCTTTACTTATACCACGGTCTTCTAGGTTTCGTCCAATACCAATAGTAGCAATTCCTAATGTATCTTTATATACTTGTAGGCGCAGACCTTCTGCAACTATTAGTTTTTCAATCAAATCTTGTCTATCATATTTCATGTACCAATAGCCCCTACTATGCCACAACTATACTCAACAGTTTTCCAATCACCATCTCTTGGTATTGATTCATGTATGGCTTTAAACTCTAAACACTCAGGTTCATTTTCAAACCACTGGATAGTTTGATTAAAACATTGACCGTTTGCAAAACAAACATTTAGAACTAACGCCCATATTATGTGAGTCATTTGTTCTCATGCCCCATCCATACCGCAAACGCACCCGTCATTGCACCTACAACTGTCGATACAAAGGCAGCCTGCTGAGTCGTTGCATCTGCACCCAGAGCCATAAACCACTGAACTACCTGATAACTCATTATCGTCATCGACAACATCATTAGTCTTGGGAGTATCTTCCATGCTAAAAACTTTTCCATTGTTAGTTTTGGCACGATTTATCTCCGCTTGTTCTGGTGTAGTGTGGTCGTGCATGTGCCACATTTTCATTTTTTACCGAAAAACTTTGTCGCACTTCTGACCCCAAAACTTGCAGCAACAATGACGCCCAAGCTGTACTGGTACCATTGAGGCATTTGCTCCAATTGTTGAAATCCATTTGCGACAATACCTTCCATGCCGGGTATAAAAGCTAATATAAGCGGGATACTAAATAGTATAACTAGCCACTCGTCTTTCCAACTTGAAGACGAAGCACGAGCCATTTCAATGTCCCAATCAATTTCTCCACTGGCTTTTTTCTCCATGATAGCTGCTTCAGCCACAGCTTTTGCGACTTTAGTTTTAGCATTTGCTTTTGTTTGCTCAACTTTGCCATCAATCCAACTCCCTGCAATATTTGCAAGTGGTCCTATCAGTGCTGTCCACATTAGCTTCCTACTCCCCGTCTGAACCTTGCTGTTTTCTTTGATATACTTTTAGGCTGCTTGACGAACTGCTTACCAGCACGAGTTCCTTCTCTTTTAGCACGGGTGGTAGCGGCGTATTCAGATGGCGATAACGCCTTGATAGCAGCGGTTGGTAAATAACGCTCACCCGTTTCGGAGGACTTTTTACCACTTTTGGTTCTCCACTTTTGACCTGTCCAGTTTTTTAAACTTTGTTGTGATTTTTTAAGTGCCATGAATAAGTTATACCATTATATTATATGATTGTCAAGAGAAAAATAAGCAGACCTATACCAAGAGCCATAACCATACCGACACCAGCAGCAATCTTTATGTTTTCCATCATCTCTTGTTGGCGGCGTATGGCCTCTCTTCTAGCCTTGGCTTTAGCCTCTTTTAATTCTTTTATACGTTTGTTTCTTAAATCAACTATGGATTGCCACGTCCCCGGACCAAATCTCATGTCCACTAAGGTACGCATCTCGTTGACCTTTTCTTGTGCTATACGAGCATCTATAACTTCTTGGGCTACTGACTCTATTCCTAGCTGGTCGCCTAAACCTAGCCCAGATTTTCTAGCCCTTTGTTGTTGTACTTGCTTTTCACCCTCAAGCAGATTGTCTACGTATTTAGCAATCTCGCCTATATCGTTGGCGGTATTAATGGTAGACTTAATACCATCTACGGCACTCTTTACCAGTGCGATACCCGCTAGGGTTTCTGCAATCATCTCTGTTCCTCATTGGTTGGTTAGTTATTCGCATTTATCTTTTCCTGCACATCGCTTTGGGTAACAATGTACTTTCATAGAATAGTAGTCATTTTTGTAACTAGCTGCCCATCTATTGTCTTTGAGCATATATTCGCATTGACTTTCAGTCATGGGTTCCTGTAATGCAAGTTGCCCTATATAGTGGTCTGTTATACCGTCACTTCCCCACATACTTACGATCAATATCCACTCTTTCATTATGCTGCCAGTGCAGGATTACTAGCATCCACTTGCATCCACTTAGACCACTCATTATAATAGTGGCGCATACCCACTTCATCGTGGATCGTGCTATTCTCGTGTCGTCCGTGCAAGATGTTACGGGGTTCTGTACCTTCTCGCATTGTTGTGCCTTGACCTGCGACACCGATCAGGTCTTCATGTAAGTTTCTACCAAACGGCCCCCATATAGAGTTATGATGTTTGATACGTGTCTGTCTTTCTTTTTCTGTGTCCCTGCGTAAGCCATAGCCACGGAACTCGATTAATACTTTGTTTGGCCCTAATGGTGTTACGCTGTCACTGCGATAGGCACTACCACGTAGGTTAAAGTTGTAGCCGGGAAATAAATCTACCATATACCATTGGTTAGGTGGAAGGTTAGGGAAACTAAGTTCTCCTCTGTCGTCAAAACCATCGTACTCTTCGTAGTTAACTGTAAAGCTACTGACGTTGACATGTCCGTTATCGAATGGAATATTTTTTCTAGCAAAGTACTCATCATTAAATCCTGACACACGGTTAAAATAATGCATAAAATCGTGATAAAACTCACTATTGGTATCGTGCCATAGTTTGTAGTTTGTATCTATGACAGCCTTGTGGTAATGAAAAACTTCCAGTTCTTCTGTATCTATTGCGTCTGAAATACAGTCAAATGCACCGCACGTCCATTCTTCAACGCTTTGCGAGGGATCGGGGTCGAGAGTAACCCAAACCATGCCACCATGTTTGACTTCACAATGTAAAGGTTTTTCTGTGGTAGCAAAATCCCATGTGTACGTGCCAGATGGTTTACGAATATCTATATCGTTTGTATTCTTATACGCTTGAACATTTTTACCATCTATGTTTATTGCAATGACTCTTATGTCTGCAATTCTTGTTGTTCTAAAGTCACCCTTATTACGCATCTCACTAATGTGACACATAGGCACCCACACTTTAGAAAATATGTTTTTTTGTTCTTGATCGTATAAATTGCGATCAGAATATATAAGAGAGTTTACATACTCTACTTTAGGTTTTTTTGTCCAGTCTTTATGATTGCGAGGTGGCATTAACTTGTATATCCACCACCAGCTTTTTTGTAAGCTGAAGCAAGCATCTGTGCTTTACGTGCAGACCACTGTCCGGGTGCGCCACCTTTACCACCAGCCTTAATACGCTGGAACTGCCGTTTACGCATTGCAGGCTTTGTGTAATTACCTGCTTTATTTACAGTAGAACCACCTTTATTTAATTTTAAACTGGATAAAGTTTTAGCCTGTTTAGCATGTAACTTAGAGGCTTTCTTTAAACCCTTAACCACTTTCTTTACTTTCTTTTTATTTTGTGAGGCCATAATCTCCTACCTTGCTGGATCAAAATATTCTTCTACAGATATTGTAACATCTAAAGTCATGCCACTTTCTATATATGATACTATCATATCTTTCTGATGTAAAGTAAAAAAGTTACCAGACACAACATTATGTGTAGTATTTGCTGCCATACTCAAACCATTAACCAACGTCTGATAAGATGTATCATCGTTGTGGTATATTTGAATATTAGCTTTCTTTGTGCTAGCAGTACCATTGCTAAGATGTAGAAATCTAACGATAGCACTATAATTGTCTGGCACAGTATATACTACATCTGCACTCCCATCAGCAGAAGTACTAGTGACTCTTTTATTTTCTGTGGTAAATTTAGATACACTAAGATCGGGCATTATCTACTTTCCCAATATGGTTCACCATAATCATGTAATATTTCCTCGCCTTTTTTTATTTCTTGAACGGCAAAGAACTCAATAAATCTTTCATCTTTGTCAGAAATATTCCACTCAGCGTTTGGAGTTTCACTGTGATTGTAGACCATACCAAGCCCAAGCGGGACAAGATAGTCTTCATCATCTTCATAGGGCGAATAAAACATGTAGTCGTGCAATACACAAGTATCTCCAAAGTCATCTTTATCAGCGACAAGATAAGGACACATCTCAATTGTATCGCCTTGAGAATAGTCCTTATCTGCGAAGACACCTTGTCCATGTATAGGTGAATCTTTAACATATGGCATTAACGTCTTTTCTTTGACATCTTAGCCATACCGCCGCCCATCATTTTCTTCTTCATCATGCCGCCGCCACGCATTTTCTTTTTCTTTGCCATTTTTGCCATGCCGCCGCCAGCCATTTTACGTTTAGCCATTTTAGCTTTACCCATTGCCATTTCGTAATCTCCTTCTATCAAGAACTAAGGCTTCATAAACGTCTTCTGGAAAATGCTCATAGTAATCACACTTTTCCAGATATAACGATGCATCGTCTAGTTTAGATAACAACTGCACAAAGACCATGCAATAAGATAGGCTGTCATCAGTAACCTCATCTACGAGGAAATCTAATCCAGCCTCTGTTGCGTCATAGTCGGGGTGGAACACCATCAGGTGCAAATCAATACCTGCCACTGACGCTAACTCATTTATGCCATCACAATACCC